CGTCTTGGACTCGATCGTTTCGCACCCGCACCGAAGTACGGTGCTTGGTCTCCCAGTCGCCGCCGTCGTAGGCCAGGATCTCCTCAGGCAGGGTGGTCTGGCCCATGTCAATCCGGAGCTTTGCCGCGGTGGCTTCCTTGGTTGGATCCAGGGCGCCAGGGCCATCGCCGCTCCAGAACGATCCCAGCCAGGCAGCGCGGATCATCGGATCCGCCAGGAAGCCCGGCGCAGACAGGTGGCCCATGGCCACGCCGTCGGCGATGATCTCTTCGTAGATCGGCTGGCAAAACCGCGACGCCTTGCGGAACCGCCGCACCTTGTAGGTGCGCCAGGCATCCATCAGCGCCGCACGGCTGGCGGAATAGCTGGCGTTGAAGGCCTTCAGCAGTACATCGCGGGGCAGGCCCAGGCCCATGGCGATCTCGTTGTTCACCGCCAGGAAGAACTGCTCGAATGCGGGGTTTGGCCGGCCTGGCGTGGGGCTGGTGATTGTCTCGCCGGGCAGCGTGCTGATCACCCGCCCGGATTCAATGGTGCCATCCCATCGCTTGGCGTTGTCGATGTAGGCGCCCTGGGCGTCAGCGTCAAAGAGATCGCTGAACGCATCGGGATCCATCGTGGCAAACACGGCGTTGGCCGCTGCGTTCACGGCGGCATCCACTTCGGCATCGCTGTAGCGGTCAAGCTGCTTCACCTTTGCGATGATCGGCGCCAGCCAGGGAACGCCCCGGGTCTGGTCCGGGCGCTCCATGTGCATGAGGTGTAGAGCATTGCGGCGCCCGGTCTTTCCGTAGAAAGGCACCTCCTGCCAGTTGGCTTTATCCAGCCCCATCACACGGCCTGGGTGGCGATCGGCCACCATGATGCTGTAGGGGATGCCGTTCTTTCTGACGATCCCCTGCGTCATCTCGCTGGTATCCATGGCGCGGCCCTTGTTGCAAATCCGATCGGCTTCTACGATCTGCACCGCCAGCTGATACGGCCAGTTCGGCGCCTTGGACTTCACCAGCAGCGCAAAGGCATCGCCGGATTCCAGCTCGCTGCGCTCTGCCAGATCCTGCAGCTCATAAAAGCTCTGGCGCTGGTTGGCATCAGCAAATTGCGAAGCGGCCCAGGTGTTGAAGTAGCGCTCAAACTCCTTCTGCTTGGCGCTGGCTTCGTCTTCGCTCAGCCCCAGCAGCTCCGCATCAATCCGGCTTTGCACTGACAGGCCGGTGCCCACCACGTAGGTGACCATTGTGCCGACCGCACCCCGGGCAATCGGGGCATTGCGGGCCAGGTCACGCGATCGCCCGCGCATCTCGCGCAGGTCGTAGGTGATGTCCCCATCGGCGTCACGCACGCCGGGGGACCAGTTGGCAAAGCGCTGGCTGTAGGCCCCGCCGACGTAGCCGCCGGATCGTGCCAGGGCGGCCCGGGCTTGGTCGCGCTCCAGGGCCCACTTGGGGGAGAGCCTGGTAATCAGGCGATCGAGCAGGGGTGGCTTGTTGGCCATCAGAAGTTGGGGGCAGGGACGACGTAGCGCGTGCGCGTCTGCCTGGCGGTCAAATCTTGAACTCGCTGGTTCCAAAGCGTGATGCCGGCCTGCACCGCTGCCAGATCGGCTCGCTTGAGGCGCCGGCTGCCAATCACATACTCTTGGCCGCTGAGGATCGCAGTCTCGGCCGCCAGGTAGGCGTCAAGCTGCGTCTGCGCCAGGGTGAGGGTAATGCCTGCCATGGGCTCAGGCTAGCCGTCCTGAGTCAGCGGCTCCAGCCTTTCAGGGATAGCGGGCCGCCGGTGTCGGGCTTGGCGTTGCCCAGCTGCGCCTCGATCTGATCCCACATCGTCGCCCGGTTGTAGCGGCGGGCCACCAGCTGCAGGGCGGCGTAGGCCATGCGGGTGCAGTCGCCGGCTTCGTCTCTGGAGCCGGCAGGCAGCACCCAGCTGTAGGTGGTCTGGCCCTTGTCGCGCTTTGGCATTCGTTTCCACGGGAACAGCTCGGCCAGGAATTGATCGGTGCTGGCCATGCCGAAGTGCAGGTAGCCGGGGCCTGGCTGCTCATTGCGCAGACGGCCCTGGAGGTGGTTCACGCTGGCGTCGTAGCCGACGTTGAACAGCAGCACGCCGCGCTTGGTGATGCCCTGGTTTTTCCTGTTCACATCCACCGGCACGCCGCGGCCGATCAGCGGTTTGCCTTTTTGGTGTGCGCCCTTCATCGGCACCCAGCTCGATGTACGGCTGCGGCACCAGTCGCGCACCTCATGGGTGGCATAGCCGCCGTCGTCAATGCCGCCCATGGTTAGCCGGAGCTCCGTGCCGTCGGCCTTGCGCCATCGCGTCTTGGCGATCTGGTCGAGCTGGGCCAGCGTCTCCGGCTGCTGCGGGTCGCCATCGATCTCCCAGTGGCCCAGGTGCCAGCCTTCCTCACCACGGCCCCAGCCCCAGACGGTCAGCACCAGCCGCTCGCCGGTGGTGCCGCCGCCGCCCTGCACGTCCACGCCAGCGGTCAGCAGTAGCACGCCATCAGGCACCGCGCCCTCGGGGTAGCCGTTGCCGGCTGCTTCGTGCTTACGTCGCTGGGCCAGGCCATCGCCGGTGAGCTTGCCACTGATGGAGTCTTCCCACGGCTCGCCTAGGACCGTGTTGTGAAAGGTCTGCATCGCGTCGGGGTCGCCTTTGCGCATGGCCTCCAGGGCCTCGGCGTGCTCACGCACCAGCACGGTCCAGTCCGCTGCGGGGCTGTAGCTGTAGGCGGCCCAGATGTGGAAGCTCACCAGCCCCGGCTGCTGGCTCATCGCCGTGGGGCGCCACTCGCCGCGCTCCACCATCCATCGCTTTTTGCTGTGCGGGATCGGCTCGGCGCAGTTCTCGCAGCTGTAATGGCCGGCGTGCTCGCCCTCGCGGATCATCTGCTCCCACCTGAGCACCTGCATGGTCTGGCAAAAGGGGCACGGCACATAGAACCGCCGCTGATCGCCGCGCAGGAAGGCCTCCTCTGTCCTGCCACCGGCAAAGATCGGGGTGCCGCCTTGGCCGATCTTGCGGTCCCAGTAGTAGTCCGCGCGGTTGCGGCCCAGCTTGATCGGGTCGCCCTCGTCGAGCTTGGGGTAGGCGTCGACCTCATCGAACAGCACCACCTTGCGGCTCTTGCGCCGGAAGCTCCGGCCGCTGGCGGCGTTCACGATGTCGATCAGGCCGCCGTTGGCGAGCTGCTTCAGCAGGATCGTGTTACTGGCAGTGCCGCGGGATTTGCTCTCTGAGATCAGCCCGCGCAGCACCGGCGTGTCCTCAAACAGCGGCTTGATCTCCTCCTTGCTGTAACCCTCGGCGTCTTCCTTGACCGGCTGGACGATCATCACCGGGCAGGGATCCTGGTGGCTGAAGAACTGCACCACCACGCCGAGCATCTTTGTCCAGCCCACCCGGGCGCTCTTCATGATCGCCACCGTCTCCACTGCCGGGTCGGTGAAGGCGTCGAGGATCTCGCGCTGATACGGCAGCGTGTTCCACTTGCCTTTCTCGGCGGCGTTGCCGGTCATCACCGCAAACTCATCGGCGTACTCGCTCAACCGCAGCCGCGGCGGTGGCTTGAAGCCCGCCAGGATCTGCCGGGTGAGCTCCGCAGGGTCGGCGGTGATCATGCCTTCACCTCCCCGGCCGCCAGCTCGTCGAGGGCCTCGCGGATCAGCGTGGTCAGCAGCTCCACCTCCTCGATCTCCAGGTGTGGGATGCGCTGCTTTGCTGTACTGGGCACGCCGAGGAGGCGGGTGCGGGTGATGTTCACCGCGCCGCCCCAGGCCAGATCCACGTCCTCGCGGCGGAGCAACAGGCCTTCCTGCGTCTTGCGCTGCAGCTCCAGCAGGTTGGCCTTCTCGTATTCGCTGCGGGCGCGGCTGTCGTTGTAGGCCGGCAGCTCCTCAGGTTCTGGCGCCCTGGGCGGTGGCGGCGGCTGCTGTTTGGGGTGTGGCTTGGTGCGCTCAGCGGCTGGCCGCAGCGGGTTGGGCGAATCGGTGCGGGTGCGGGTGATCGCCGCCCAACGTTGCTCCAGGTTGTCGCGCTCGATCAGCGGGTTGCCGTCAGGGCCCGGCACCGTCTCCAGCTCGTTGCGCTGGATCTTGCGGTAGATGCTGCCGCGACTCTTGAGGCCGAGCACCTTGGCCGCTTCCCCCACGCTGATCAGCACTTAGCCCGGCTTGTCGCACCTTGTCACAAGCTAGGGAAGGTGTGACAAGGTGCTGTGACAGGCCCTGGGGATCGTGTGCGCTCCTGGCCCATGGGGTCGCCTTGTTGCAAACAGTTCTCAATTGAAAATCTGGGCTGCTTGGCACCGGCACTATCGCCAGGCCAGGGAGGACCCTGAGACCGGGGGGTGCCCCGATCACCGCCCGCCCTAGCCGCGCGCGATGTCGTCCAGCTTCTTCTGAAAGCCCTTGGTGAACTCGTCATTGATCAGCTGAGCGGCCTTGGCCTGCAGCTCCAGGGCATAGCGGCCCTTGCCAAGGAAGATTGAACCGACCGATGGACCGTAGACCGTGCGGATGCGGCCCTGGCTGTCCTTGCGCCCGACTAGCTGGTTGCCACCCTTGCCGATGTAGACGAAGGCGCCGGTGTAGGGCTTGCGTCCATCGGCCCTGAGCACCACGGCGGTGAGCGGTCGGCCAGGCTTGACCGGCTTGCCCCAGCCCAGGCCGCGACCCAGGCCAGGCTGCTTGCCTCCCCTGCTGCCTGGCTTCATGCCGAACTGGGTCAGGGTTGGCGATGTGCGCCCGAATCGGATCGTTGCTGAGGTTCCATCAGGCGCGATCGATGCCCTGCTGATGTCCTGCTTGATCCTTGAGGCCTTGAGGTTGTAGCGCTCACCGATGCCCTTGGCCACCTGGGTCTTAATTGCGCCTGATGCTTTAGTCAGGCCCGCCCGTTGCGCTTTGGCGAACGTCTTGGGATCAGTGAACTCAATCAGCTTCTGCAGCTGGCTGAGCCCTTCCAGCTGAAGTGTGATCCCCGCCATACCCCTTAGCCTTCCGAACCGCAATGACATCAGCGTAAGGATGTAGCTGCCGCCATAGCCACCCAGCTGACCACTGGGTTGGCGCGCTCACCAGGTGGTCGCGGGTGCGGCAGGCGTCGATGCGCACGGTGACCAGATACCTGTGAACGATCGGGGCGGTCATGGCTTGATGTACCGGCTCCACTGCTCCAGGGTCAGCACGACCCGCCAGGTGCCGCCCCTGAACCTGACCAGCGTGGCTGCGTGGGTGGCCTGGGCATTGATGCGCTGCTGCTCGGCTTCCTTCGGCTTCACCCGTGCCGCGGCTGCTGTATCGGCCCAGCTGGCCACCTGCACCACATGGCCAGGCACGCCGTCCAGGTCGCCGGTGTCATCAATGCGGCCAGCGCCCAGCTTGCGCCGCACTGGCAGGCCCAGCAGGTCGGTGAGCAGCGCAGCCGCCTCGAGCTCGGCGCGGTCGCCCTTGGCCTTCTGGGGGTTGGTCAACGCTGAAACGCTCCACACCCGCGCGCGTAGTGCAAACTCTCGGCAGCCTCAGGAATGCCGATGGAGCACCGGCCATAGGTGCGGCTGCCGGAGCCGTTGTCACTCTGCTCCCGCCCTGGCTGGTGGTGGAACAGGGAGCAGTCCTGACAGGTCCGCACCATGGCATCTGGCTCCAGGCGCGGCAGGTGCGGCAGGACGTTGGCGTAGCGCAGTCCTAGGCGGATCTGGCGCGTCATTTCACGGGTCAGGCCGACCTGCTTGGCCAGGGTTGCGCTGGTGATCTCAACAGGTGCTGTGAGCACCGCCAAGGCGATGGCTTCTCGTTCTTCGCGGGTCTTCACAGCTCCACCCCCGCACAAAGGAACTCCAGCGCGTCCTGAAGCGTCAGGGGATGGCCGGCGAGCTCTTCAATCACCACCAGCTCAGCGGCCAGGTGGATCAGGACGGCCTTGGCCGTGTGGCTGAGCCAGGTGGCCGAGCTGTCGGCTTCCATGATCGCCTCGGTCATGGCGCTGACCGTGCGATCGATCAGCGTGTCTTGCGTGGTGTCGGTGTTCATGGCTGCTTTGGGGGTTTGATGGTCCAGAAGGGTTCGCCGACCTTTGCGGTGGCGCTGCCATCGGCCTCACTGGCCTTCTTGGCTGCTTTGACCTGAGCATCCAGGCCCATGACGCCAGCGGGGTAGGTCCAGGACTTCCGGCCGGCTGACCAGGTGATTTGCCAGTCCCGGTGGCTGAAACCGCCTTGATCCACTTCGCCGGCTTCGGCCAGCACGCTGAGCCGATCAAGCAGGATTTCGTCGGCTTCCTTCAGGCGGGCTAGGCCGGTGCGGACTTCGATAAGGCAGTCGAGGAGCTGATCGGCGTCCATGGAACCCAAATCAACCTCGACAGTCTGAACAAGATCAACCATGGGAGATCACCACGGCGAAGAAGGCGGTGAAGGCAAGCCAGAGCGCCAGGTCGCCGATGCGCTGGCCGGTGTTGAGGCGTGGGGATTGCATGGGGGTGTGGGTGGCGTGGTGAGGTTCAGAATTCTGAACCTGCGGGGACCTTAGCGGCTGGGTATGGCGGCCAAGGTGACCGCCGTTACGAATCGCAAGCCTGAGTTAGGCGGCGGCGTCGATGCCGTGGCCGTAATCAAGCTGCTGAGCCAGGTCGGTGGCGATCTGGGTCAGGTGCCAACCCGTGCCGCGCTTGGTGATGAAGCCCTCCTGGCGGAGCTTCCTGAGCCGATTGGCGATCGTGTCAGGGGAGAAGATGCTGCTCAGCTCGCGCCGCACGTCAGTGGTCCTCGCCGGTCCACCAGAGGCCCGCAGGCGGCGCACCGTGAGCAGGGCGGCACGGCCGGACGGTGGCAGGTCGAGCAGGGAGCGGATGCGATGCCCGGGGGCGCCAGGGGTCAAGGATTCGGTGTGGCGTTCGCACCGGTGGCGGATGAGATCGATCGCACGACTGCCACCTGCCTCGGCATCGCACAGCAGGAACTGAGCCGCCAGGAGGGCCTTGGGTTGCGAGAGCCACTGATCGCTGTCCATGCTGCGCCAGCCGTCGCCCATGAGCGCTGGGGCGGGCTGTGGTT